ACACAGTGCAGACCCTCAGGGTTTATTAAATGCAAGACCTGCAAGAGTTGAGCCTGCTGTTGCAAGAATATTAACTTTAAATCCTTTGTCCACTACAAATGGATCTCAAACCATATCTGTATTTGAAGACAACCATGGAAGATCTACAGGAGATGTTGTTAGATTTAGAGACGGTGAACCTGGTGCAGGTATAACTTCTGCAGACATTAATGTTTCTACAGGATTTACAATTACAGTTACAGATGTTAATAACTATACATTTACAGCTTCAGGCACAGCAACTGCAACTGAAAAAATAGGAGGAGGAAGTATATCGGCTGGTCCGGTTACACTATCACCATAATGACATATTCAGAATTAGTACAAAAAATTAGAGACTACACAGAAGTAGATAGCACTGTATTAACTAGCACTATTGTAAATGGATTTATTAATGATGCAGAGTTTAGAATATATAGAGATGTAGATTCTGATAACAACAGAAGATACGCAACAACCAATTTAGTTACTAATGATAGATTTATCGATATGCCTGCTGATTTATTAGTTATTAGATCTGCACAAATAGTAGATTCTGATGGAACTTCTTCAGCTGATAATAGAGATTTTTTAGAATATAGAGACCCTAGTTTTATGTCTGAGTTTAACCCAAAAGAAACTACAGGAGTTCCAAAATATTATGGTATGTGGGATAATAATACTATTGTTTTAGCACCTACACCAAATGCAACTTTTGAAATTCAATTGAACTATATCTTGAAAGATGCTGGATTATCCAGTACAAATACTCAAACATACATCAGTAAGTATTTTCCCAACGGACTATTGTATGCATGCTTAGTTGAAGCATTTTCTTTTTTAAAGGGGCCAAATGATCTCTTGCAATTATACGAAGGAAAGTATAAACAAGTGCTGGAAGGCTTCTCTTTAGAACAAATGGGAAGACGAAGACGAGATGAATATCAATCAGGTGTTCCTCGTTTGGGAAATAAATAAGGAGATAAATTATGGCTATAACACAAGCAATTGCAAATGCTTTCAAAAAACAATTACTGGAAGGTGATGCAAATTTTAAATCATCTGGTGGTGATGTTTTTAAATTAGCTCTTTATACTTCTTCAGCAACTCTAAACTCAACAACTACTGCTTACAGTGCAACTAACGAAGTTAGTAACACTGGTACTTATGCAGCAGGTGGAGATCCATTAACAGGTCAAAGTACAAACATTGGAACCGGTTCAGGTAAAGGTGTTGCATTCGTTGACTTCGCAGATTTATCTTTCACAGGTGTAACGTTGACAGCTAGAGGTGCATTAATCTACAACACATCTTCTGCAGTTACTAATGCAGCAGTTGCAGTTTTAGATTTTGGAGGAGATAAAACAGCTACATCAGGAACTTTTACAGTAAAATTTCCAGCAGCAAGTACATCAGCAGCTATATTAAGAATCTCTGGCTAATAGGAGTTTAAATGGCATTGGTCGTAAATGACAGGGTTAAAGAAACCTCGACTACTACTGGTACAGGCACACTAAATTTAGCGGGTGCAGTAGCAGGTTTTGAAACATTTGTTGCAGGTATTGGAAATAGTAACACAACTTACTACTCAATAGTAAATGAGAATGGTGAGTTTGAAGTAGGCCTAGGTACAGTAACTGATGCAACACCAGATACTCTCGCAAGAACTACAGTTATCTCATCATCAAATAGTGACTCTGCAGTAAACTTTTCTGCGGGAACTAAAGATGTATTTTGTACCCTTCCTGCATCCAAAGCAGTCATACTAGATTCAAGCGGAAACATTGTTGCAAATAATGGATCTAACTTAACAGCATTAAACGCAACAGCATTAGCAAGCGGCACTGTTGCAAACGCAAGATTAGATGCTCAACTTCAAGACGTTGCAGGTTTAGCCGTTACCGATGGTAATATTATTGTTGGAGATGGTTCAAATTTTGTTGCAGAAAATGGAGCTACAGCTAGAACATCATTAGGATTAGGAACAGCTGCTGTATTAGATACAGGTATATCAAATACAAATGTACCTAAATTTACTTCTGGTGTAGCAGACAATGATTTCTTACGAGTAGATGGTACAGCGATTGAAGGACGTTCTTCAAGTGAAGTTCTTTCGGATATAGGTGGTCAGGCTTCGTTAACTTTTGGTATATCTAATACTAATGCAGTAAAAATAGACAGCGCTTCAGTTGCTGATGATGAGTATGCTCGTTTCACTGCTAATGGTTTAGAAAGTAGAAGTACTGCTGAAGTTTTATCTGATACTGGAGCTATTACAGCTAGTTCTACTGACACACTAACTAATAAAACAATAAATGCCTCCCAACTTTCAGGCACAGTTGCTAACGCAAGATTAGATGCTCAACTACAAGATGTTGCTGGATTAGCAACAACAAGTGGAAAAATTATTCAAGGTGATGGATCTAATTTTACTCTTTCAGCTTACACATTACCTACTGCAGATGGATCGGCAGGAAAAGTTTTAACTACAGATGGTTCAGGTGCAGTTACTTTTGAAACACCAACTACTGGGGACATAACTTCAGTTGTAGCAGGGTCTGGTTTGACAGGTGGAGCTACTAGTGGAGCTGCTACTTTAAATGTTGGAGCAGGTACAGGTATTGATGTTGCAGCAGATGCAGTTTCTGTAGACGTATCTGACTTTATGACTAATGGTTCAAACAATAGAGTTGTAACAGCTACAGGTGCTGATGCAATGAATGGTGAAGCTAACATGACTTTTGATGGATCTACATTAACAGTAACTGGAGATGTTGTACCAGGAGCTAATGATAGTCACGACTTAGGTGCATCAGACAATGTTTGGAGAAACTTATACACTGGAGATTTACATTTATCTAACGAATCAAAATCTGAAGGTAATGCTATTGATGGTACCAAAGGTAGTTGGACTATTCAAGAGGGTGCTGAAGATCTTTATTTATTCAATAACAAATCAGGTAAAAAATATAAGTTCAAATTAGAAGAGGTTTAGTAGCTCATGGCCTTCGGTATAACAGCTTTTGCAGAAAGTCCTTTTGCAGCTACAGGTTCAACAAGTGTTAATGTTGCAGTAACCGGTCAAGAGCTTACTATTGCAGAAACATCTCCTGGTGTTGTTATTGATGTAGTTGTTTCTTTAACCGGTCAAGCAATGACCGCTACACAAGGTCAAGTTAGTATTTTTGCAGGTGTTGAAGCACTTGTTACAGGTCAATCTTTATCTTCTAATCTAGGTTCTGTAACAAATACTGGAACAGCAAATATTTCTTTAACTGGTCAAACAATAACTTCTACATTAGGAACGGCAACTTTAGACGCTAATACTATAGCAAGTCCAACCGGCGAATTATTATCTCTAGCTGAAGGTAGTGTTGATGTAACTGCTAATGCAGACATTTCAATTACTGGTCAAGAATTGACTATGCAGGAAAATGCTCCAACAGTTACTGGAGATGCAGATGTTAATTTAACTGGTCAAGCAATGACTGTTGCTTTGGCTAGTGTTACTGCAATAGCAGATGTAGACGTAAGTACAACTGGTCAAGAATTGACTATGCAGGAAGGTCAAGCAGAAGCTGATGACGCAACTGCAGAAGTAACTGGAATTGCTATGACAATGGCTCAAGGGACTCTTGGAACACTGATTTGGACAGAAGTAAACACAGGTACAGCGCCTATAGATCCTCCAGGATGGAAAGAAGTAGCTTGATTTATGGTAACAATATAATTATAATTAAATATTTAGGGGTTTAAAAAATGGCAAATGCAACATCAGCAAATTTAAAACTAACGGTCCAAACAACAGGTGAAAACTCTGGAACTTGGGGACAAATTACAAATACTAATTTATTAATTCTAGAGCAAGCAATTGGTGGTTATGATTCGGTTGGAATTACTGCAGCAGCAACTTTAACTTTTTCAAATGGTGCATTATCTAATGGTAAAAATCAAGTTTTAAGATTAACTGGAACTATTTCTGGAAATAAAAATGTTGTAATTCCAGATGGAATAGAAAAAACTTATTTAGTTGAAAATGCTACATCAGGAGCACACACTGTAACTTTTAAAACAAGTTCAGGAACAGGAGCAACCTGGGCTGCTACAGATAAAGGATATAAAATTGTATATTCAGATGGAACTAATGTTGTAGATATCACAGCAGACTTAGGTGATATATCTTCTGGTGCTATTACTGCTACTGGACACATTATTCCTGGGGCAAATGATACATATGATTTAGGAACTACAACTGCTGTCTGGCAAAATTTATACACAGGGGATTTACATTTATCCAACCAAGCTAAAAACCAAGGAAACATTGTAGATGGAACCAAAGGCAACTGGACTTTACAAGAAGGAAAAGATAATATATTCATGATAAATAATATATCTGGAGAAAAATTTAAAATCAATTTATCTAAGATAGAAGGAGATTCATAATGGGAGTAGTATCGTGCGGAACTACAATGTTAGACCAAGGAGTTTTTCAAAATATAGGAGCGGTCACTTGGGATACAACAGCTAAAACAGGAAATTTTACAGCAGTAAGTGGTAATGGTTATTTTGTAAATACTACAAGTGGATCTATTACAGTAACACTTCCTAGTTCACCTGCTGCTGGTAGCATAGTAGGTGTAAAAGATTATGCAAATACTGCAGACACAAATAAAATCGTTATTGGTCGTAATAGTTCTAATATTCAAGGAACTGCTGCTAACTTTGATTTAGTTACATCGGGAGGATCTGTATTATTAGTTTATGTAGATGGAACACAAGGATGGAAAGTAACATCTGCATCTGAAGCAACTGATCTTCAAAGTACACAATATGTAGTAGCTACTGGTGGTACAATTACCACTACAGGAGATTTCAGAGTTCATACATTTACAGGTCCTGGAACATTTTGTGTATCAAACGCAGGTGCTCCTGGAGGTTCAGCCAAAGTAGATTATGTAGTAGTTGCTGGCGGCGGTGCTGGCGCTTCTGGTAATGGAGGAGCTGGTGGTGGAGGAGCTGGTGGACATAGGGTTTCTTTTCCAAGTCCAGCAGGAACAATCCCTGTTTCAGTTCAAGGTTATCCAATTACAGTAGGTTCTGGTGGAGCAGGTGTTACACCTCCAAGCTCAGTTGGATCATCAGGTAGCAATTCAGTTTTTAGTACAATTACCTCTGCTGGAGGTGGTGGAGGTGCGAAACAACCAAATGGAAATGGTGCTTCAGGTGGTTCAGGTGGTGGTGGAAGTATAGATGGTGGTTGTGGAGGAGCAGGAAATACACCCCCTGTTAGTCCACCTCAAGGAAATCCTGGTGGAGATGGCCCCGGTGATGGAACACCTATTAACGCAGGCGGCGGTGGTGGAGCTTCGGCTGCTGGACAAAATGGTACACCAGGCCCAGCTGCAGGAGGAGCAGGTTCTGCTAATTCAATCACAGGAAGTTCTGTAACAAGAGCTGGTGGTGGAGGTGGAAGTGTTTCTAATGGAACTGGCGGTGCTGGTGGAGCTGGCGGTGGTGGAGCTGGCGGTAACGGTGGAAGTCCAGGAGTTGCAGGGACAGCTAATACAGGTGGCGGTTCAGGCGGAGGTGGACCTGATCCAGGATCTTCACCATCTGCAAACGGTGGTTCGGGTGTTGTTATTATCACCTACAAATATAGAAACTAAAATAAAATGTTATGGGAATAAATTCATGTGGAACAACTTTAATAGATGAAGGTACTTTTAAAAACATTGGTGCCATTACATGGGACACGACTGCTAAAACAGGAAATTTTACAGCAGTCAGCGGTAACGGGTATTTTGTAAACACTACTTCAGGGGCTATTACAGTCACACTGCCATCGTCACCAGGTGCAGGTGATGTCGTTGCTGTTGCTGATTATGCAAATACTTTTGATACTAATAATGTTACGATAGGTAGAAATGGATCTAAAATTCAAGGTGAGGCAGGTGATTTTAAAGCAAATATAGAAGGATTAAGTATAGTATTAGTTTATGTTGATTCAACAAAAGGTTGGTTATCAGTCGATGCTGGACAAGCAAGTGCTATTACTTCTCCACAATTTGTAACAGCAACTGGTGGAACAATTACAACATCTGGAGATTTTAAAATTCATACTTTTACAGGCCCTGGTACTTTTTGTGTATCCAATGCAGGTAATGCCGCTGGTTCGGCAACAGTAGATTATATGGTGATTGCCGGTGGTGGCGGAGGTGCTGCTAATAGTAATGGAGCAGGTGGAGCAGGTGCTGGTGGTTTTAGAGAATCTTCAGGTGCAGCAAGTGGTTGTTATTCAGCTTCTCCTTTAGGATCTGGTGTAAGTGCTTTACCGGTAGCAGTACAAGGTTACCCTATTACTGTAGGTGGTGGAGGAGCAGGTCACGTAGGAGATCCAGAAAATGCTGGAAATGGATCATCAGGAAGTAATTCAGTTTTTAGTTCTAAAACCTCAGCTGGTGGCGGTGGTGGTGGCGGCGCTGGCGCTGGAGTAGCAGGAGGTTCTGGTGGTGGAGCAGGACAAGGACAATCAGGTGTTGGAGCAGGAAATACTCCTCCAGTTAGTCCTCCTCAAGGAAATAGTGGCGGTCAGTCAGTACCTCAAGAACGTGGAGCCGGAGGTGGTGGAGCAGGTGCAGCTGGTTCATGTGTTACTGGAGGTGCCGGAGTTACTTCATCTATAAATGCAACACCAACTGCAAGAGCTGGTGGTGGCGGTGGAGGAGCTAGATGTTTTCCCGCAGTCCCTGGAAGCGCTGGTTCTGGTGGATCTGGAGGTGGAGGCGCTGGAGCAAAAGGAAATAATGGAACTGCTGGAACAGCTAACACTGGAGGTGGTGGCGGTGGAGCAGGTAGAAAACCAGGAGTAGGAAATAATACAGGTGGTGCTGGTGGATCTGGAGTAGTAGTAATAAGGTATAAATATCAATAAGATTAATGTATTTACTAATTTAAAATAAATTGTATAATAGGAGATAATTATGGCACATTTTGCAAAACTAGGAGCTAACAGTAAAGTTATTCAAGTATTAACACTTGATAACAAAAATATGTTAAATGCTGATGGTGTTGAAGATGAATCAGTGGGTCAACAATATTTAGAAACACATAATAACTGGCCTGCACAAATGTGGATTCAAACTTCCTATAATACAGGAAGTAACCAACATAAAGAAGGTAAAACTCCATTAAGAGGAAACTATGCAGGTATTGGTTATACTTGGGATGAAGATAATCAAATCTTCTGGCCTAAAAAACCTTACGCTTCTTGGGTAAAAGATACATCTGATGCTCAATGGCATTCACCAATCGGTGATGCTCCAGCATTAACAGCTGAACAAACTTCACAAAACGAAGCAGATACTCACAGCTGGTCTTACATTTGGAATGAATCAGGACAGTCTTGGGATCTAACAGATTCTAAAGCATAATTGATCTAGATCAATTCTTTTAATATCAATTGACATTATAAATGACGGATGTATATATTACATCTAGGTATGCAAAAGAAAGTATTAACAGAACAAGCGTTATATTTTGGCGATATAGCAATGCCTAAAGATTGGGACATTGATAGAAAAAAATTATCAGACGACATCTTACAATCAGTAATTCAAAACAAAAATTTTCCATTTTCAAAAACTTGGGATATGTTAAATACATATATGCGAGATCACATCGGTCTTGAATATAATATTAATTTAATTAACAAATCAACGTGGGGAAATATCTATAAACCTGCGGAAACAACAATTCCTTTATTGCAAGTTGATCCAGTAGATCTACGAAACTCTCCAGACTTTACAATGCTTTATGGTGTTAAAGTTAAAGATTGTTTTGTTCGAATACATTATGAAGACAACAGACGTAAAGGAAGAAGTTGGGATATAGAACTTAAAGATAATAAGTTTATTATGTTTCCATCAACAAATATGTATTACATAAAAAACAAACAGAAAGATTCATTGAATTTTATACAGACAATAACTTATGAATATATCTAATCACTATTGGTATTTTACATCTGCAATACCTCCTAAAATTTGTGATGATATAATTAAATACGGTTTATCTAAATCTGAATCTATGGCTAGAACTGGTGGTTATGGAGATAGAAAATTAACTAATGACGAAATAAAAGATATAAAAAAAAGAAGAAACTCTGATTTAGTTTGGTTAAATGATACTTGGATATATAAAGAATTACATCCTTACATACATAAAGCAAATAGAAATGCTGGTTGGAATTTTGACTGGGACAGAAGTGAATCTTGTCAATTTACAAAATATAAATTAAATCAATATTATGATTGGCACTGCGATAGTTGGGACAAACCTTATGAAAAAGAGGGACCAGAAAAAGGTAAAATTAGAAAGTTATCTATGACATGTCAACTTACGGATGGCTCTGAATATGAAGGTGGTGAATTAGAGTTTGATTTTAGAAACTATGACCCTCACATGAGAGAAGAAATCAAACATTTAAAACAAGCAAAAGAAATATTACCGAAAGGATCTATTATTGTGTTCCCTTCATTTGTATGGCATAGAGTAAAACCTGTAACGAAAGGAGTGAGATATTCATTGGTCATGTGGAACCTTGGATATCCTTTTAAATAATATGATAATAAATGAATATTTTAAAACACCTATATGGATTGAACAAAAACCTGAATTTGTAAAATCTTTAAATAAAGCTTCTAATCAATATATAAAAGAAGCTAAAAAAAGAGAAAAAGATTATATAAAAAAACATGGTGATTTTGGAAGAAGTTATCATTCTACACCACTTATTAACGATAATAAATTTTTAGATTTTAGAAATTATGTAGGTCAGAAATCATGGGAGTTTTTAGATTGGCAAGGTTTTGATATGCAACAATATCAGACTATGTTTAGTGAGTTATGGGTACAAGAGTTTGCTAAAAAAGGTGGTGGACATCATAATGCACATATACATTGGAATCAACACGTATCAGGTTTTTACTTTTTAAAAGCAAGTGATAAGACTTCTTTTCCAATATTTCATGAACCACGTACTGGTGCACGTTCTACAAAATTAAAATTAAAAAATAGTAATGGTATATTTCATGGAACTGAATTAATTCATTTTAAAGTAACACCTGGAACTTTAATTATATTTCCAGGATATTTAGAACATGAATTTGCAGTAGATCATGGTGTAGAACCTTTTAGATTTATACATTGGAATATACAAGCTATACCAAAAGAAATGGCTAGAGATGTCATTTAAAAAAAATAAATACACAGTTATTAGGCAAGCTATCTCAAAAGACTTAGCTACGTTTATTTCAAATTATTTTTGTATGCAAAAACAAGTTTTAGATACTTGTAGAAAAGAAAGATATATTTCTCCGTATGAAACTTTACTTGGATATTATGAAGGACAAGATGAACAAATACCTAATACTTATTCTTGTTATTCAGACATCGCAATGGAAACTTTAATGTTGAAATGTCAGCCAGTTATGGAAAAAACAACAGGATTAAAATTATATCCTGCATATACTTATGCAAGAATTTATAAAAAAGGTGACGAACTTGTAAGGCATAAAGATAGATTTAGTTGTGAGATATCTACTACTATGAATTTAGGTGGTGATCCTTGGCCTATATATCTTGAGCCATCTGGTAAAGAAGGTATGAAAGGTATTAAAGTAGATTTAAAACCAGGAGATATGTTAGTATACTCCGGTTGTGAATTAGAACATTGGAGAAATAAATTTAAAGGCAAAGAATGTATTCAAGTTTTTTTGCACTATAACAATAAAAAGACTCCTGGATCCAAAGAAAATATGTTTGACAAAAGACCACATTTAGGTCTTCCATCTTGGTTTAAAAGGTAGTATATTATAATAGAGACAGTGGACACCACCACATACCACCACTGTCTCTTTTATAATATTTGGATAACTATGCTACAAAAGCTTAATTTTAAACCTGGTTTTAATAAAATGGTTACGGATTCAGGAGGAGAATCCCAATGGGTAGATGGCGATTTTGTTAGATTTAGGTATGGTTTCCCTGAAAAAATAGGGGGCTGGAGTCAATTAACTATCGGTAATAAAACACTACCAGGTGTTGCAAGAGCACAGCACGCTTTTACTAGTATTGCTGGTGAGAAATATGTTGCAATAGGAACTTCACAAGGTTTATTTTTATATTATGAAGAACAATTTTTTGACATTTCTCCTTTAGATAATGATGTAATTACAGGAGTTACTTTTACTGCGGTATCAGGTTCTGCCACAGTTACGGTTAATAAAACTTCACATGGTTTATTAGATGGAAGATATATAACATTTACTAGTGTAACCGTTCCAACAGGTTCAGGTTATGCTATAGCAGATTTTACAGGTAACACTTTTGAAGTTTTAAATAAAACAGCAAATACTTTTCAAATAACTATGCCTTCAAATTCAGCAGGTTCCACATCGGGAACGGGATCAGCACAAATAGATCCGTATGAAGTAGTGGGTCCAACGTTTCAAACCGCAGGTTTAGGTTGGGGAACATCTACATGGGGATCAAGTACATGGGGAACTGCTAGTACAACTAGTTCTGTAGTATTAGATCCAGGTTTATGGTCCTTAGATAACTTTGGTCAAGTGTTGGTTGCAACTATTCGTAATGGTAAAACATTTACATGGAATGCAGGTGCAGCTAGCCCAAGAGCTAATAGAGCATCTACAACGACATCTGGTTTTGCAACAGGAAGCAGTCCAACTTCTTCAATACTAACGCAAGTATCAGATAGAGATAGGCATTTATTTCATTTTGGAACTGAAACAACTGTTGGTAGTTCTACAACTCAAGACCCAATGTTTATAAGATTTTCAAATCAAGAAGATTTAAATGCATACACACCTACAGCAACAAATACTGCTGGTACTTTTAGACTTGATAAAGGAAATGAAATTGTAGGAGCAGTGTCGGGTAAAGACTATACGTTGGTTTTAACAGATACATCTGCATATGTAATTCAATTTGTTGGAGCACCTTTTACCTTTTCTGTTAGACAGGTAGGTACTAACTGTGGGTTGATTGGTCAAAATGCACTTAGTTATTCTAATGGTATTGTTTTTTGGATGTCGGGTGAAGGTGGGTTCTTTATGTACGATGGTACTGTTAAAATGCTTCCATGTCCTGTTGAAGATTTTGTATTTACTACAACAGGAGATAATTTAGGAGTAAATTATAGTTCTAATCAATTAGTTTTTTGTGAACACAATAGTTTATATAATGAAATAAACTGGTTCTATCCTTCAGCAACTTCAGATCAAATTAATAGATGTGTAGTATATAACTACGCAGAAAATATTTGGACCACAAGTTCACTAAATAGAACTAGTTATCTTGATCAAGGAGTTTTTGATCTACCTTACGCAACAGAATATAGTAAATCTGCTACACCTAATTTTCCAATACAAGGTATAACATCTAAGTATGGTTCGTCTACTTACTATGAACACGAAAAAGGAACTGATCAAATAAAAGCAGGAGTCACAACATCTATTGATGCTTTTATTCAATCTGGTGATTTTGATATTACAGCAGGAAAAGGTGTATTAACAGATATGGGTGATTTAAGAGGTGATGGTGAATTTATTATGTCTGTAAGAAAATTTATACCTGACTTTAAAGTGTTAAGTGGTAATTCAAAAATAACACTACTGTTGAATAATTATCCAAGTGACACAGCAAAAAGCTCACCTCTTGGTCCATTTACAATAACATCATCTACAGATAAAGTAGACACACGTGCTAGAGGAAGATTACTTGCAATTAAAATAGAAAATGATGCTGTAGGTGAAACATGGCGTTATGGAACCTTACGTGTGGATATAAAACCAGATGGAAGAAGATAATGGCAAAAATATCATCCTATGTACCAGAACCAAAACAACAGTATGACGTTGAAAACCAAAGACAAATTTTACAATCAGTAGACTCAATTAAAAATGAATTAAACTTTTCATACCAAAAAGACTTGAAAGAAGAACAGGATACATATAATTATTTTTTATCATGACAATACAATATAAAAGCGAAGTATTTGATTTAACAGATACTAATTTAACTACAGTCCTAACAATATCGACTTCTGCAATAGCAATTGTAAAAACTGTGCAAGCTAGTAATAAAGATGCGTCTAACGTAAATACAGATTTTTATTTAAAAAAATCTGGTGGTAGTGATGTAGAAATAGGTCATGCGCAGCTTAATAAAAGCATGACAAATATGATTGTAAACACCTTGAATTTAGAAGCAGGAGATGTTATTAAGATCCAAGCAGATGCAGCAAATAAAATAACAGGTGCTGTAAGTTATGCTTTGATAGATAGATCACAGGAGAATGGATAATGTCAGATGATATATTAAAAATTGATTGTACTACAACGATAGTATTAAGAAACACCAGAACAAATAAAATATATATAGATGAAGCAGAGAAAGATGCTGATATCGCAGACCCTAATACTGAAACAGCAGCAGAACACATTGCTCAAGATTTAACAGTAGAGGTATCGCCGAAAGGATTAAACGTTTTACAGAAAGTTATGAATCAAAATAATGACAAATCAGAGTCCTAGGGGCGGAACAGAACTTCAATTTGAATATTTAAGAAACCACGTTGATTCTAAGTTATTAGATCAAGTTCAAATTTGTACATCTGTTCCAGAAAAAATACCACTTCATTCAACTAAGTTAAATATACTTTGGCAAAAAAATTCATGGGATCAACCTAATTTAATTAATTGGTTTAAAGATAAATCTAATCATAATAAATATGATTGGTATGTATTTAACTCTAATTGGAACTTTGAACAATTTATTAAACAATTTGATTTGCCCACAGAAAAATGTGTTGTAATTAAAAACGGTATTGAAAACGTAGAAGCTGTATCAACTACATATAAAAAAGGTGATCCAATAAAAATTATTCATCACTGCACACCCTGGAGAGGTCTATCTATATTGTTAGGTGCTATGCAACTTGTTAAAAATCCATTAGTTAGTTTAGATGTTTATTCTTCTTGTGAAGTATATGGTAAATCTTTTTATGATCACAATGATCACTATTACCATGAGCTATACGATCAAGCAAAACAACTATCAAATGTTAATTACATTGGATATAAATCAAACGAATACATTAAAGAACATTTAAAAGATTATCGATTATTTGTGTACCCTAGTATTTGGGAAGAAACATCTTGTATATCACTATTAGAATCTATGTCTGCAGGTCTGTATTGTATTACAACAAACTATGGAGCTATATATGAAACAGGAGCAGAGTTTCCAGTATATGTACCTTACTCAAATGATTACAAAAGTTTAGCTAGAAAGTTTGCAAAGAGTATAGAAGTTGCAGCAGACACGCTTCATAGCACGGGGATCAGGGACCATTTAGAAATTCAAAAAGATTATGTTAATAGATTTTATGATTGGAGTATTAGGTCCATAAACTGGACTACTTTCTTACAAGGAGCAATAAATGAAAAACAATAAACCCATTTGGTTTAACGAGGATACTTATCAAACAATAAAAGAGAAAAAAGTAGAAACGGAGACTTTAGAAATAGATATAGGACAAGAACCAAAAGCTAAAATAATGGTATGTACTCCGTGTCATAGTGATGTTTCAATGCACTACACACAAGCTGTTTTAAAATTTCAAATGGAGTGTATGAAACAAGGTATATTGGTTAGTTTTACTTTATTAAAATCATCTTTAGTTACCCAAGGTAGAAATTTATGTGCAGCAGAATTTATTAATCATTCAGATAATTATGATTATTTATTATTTATTGATTCAGATATAGATTTTGAAGCAAATACAATATTTAAAATGATAGGTGCTGACAAAGACGTTATCTCTTGTCCCTATCCAATGAAAATGATCGACACAGATAGAATGTGGGCAAAATTACACCAAACAGATTTAGTAAAAACAAAAGATGATTTGTTAAGAGCAGGTTATTTTTTTCCACTTAAACTAGATAATAAACAGGAAATTATATCAGATCATGGAGTTATAGAAGTTAGCCATGCTCCTACTGGATGTATGTTAATTAAAAGAAAAGTAATAGAAAAAATGATAGAACACCACCCTGAATTAAAGATATATCAACCTACTATAGTTAATGGTAAAGAAACATCAAAAGAAAATTTTTATAATTTATTTGATACATTACATGATGTAGAGACTAAAAGGTACTTTGGTGAAGACTTTGGTTTCTGTCAAAGGTGGACAGATATGGGAGGTAAAGTGTATATTTATGCACTAGACTACATTACACACGTCGGAGAACATCAGTATTGCGGCAGATTCTACGATCAATTAGAAGCTTTAAAACGTGTTGACGTTGACAAAAAAATCAAATAAAGTATGATATTTCAGGTTATCTACGCCTGTTTAAAACTTATATTTATTTGGAGAAATAAAGGTGACCAAAAAACCAATATTACAAGGCGGAGTACAAAACTACCTAGGTAAACAAAAAGAAGTTACAGCTCCTGTAAAATGGAAATCTAGTCCAAATCATCCTGAAACAGAATTAGCGTATATTACAAAAGCAGAAAAAGATTTACTTGTTAAAAAAGATCTACATGGATCATTAAAAGGTGGTGTTAACAGAGGACCATCTGGTATTATGAGTTTAAATGGTTATGGATCATTCGATGGTCCAGATCCAAGTAAAGATACAGGTATGTCTGGTGCAGCAACAAGTGATGCAGAGGCAGGTTTAAATACAGCTAACACAAGAGCTGAAGGTCCTGGAAGTGCAAACTTACCACCAGGAGTTAGAGATAAAGGTTTAGACGATTATAGAAATCAATTTATTGCAGCAGGTGGTGGACAAAGAGTTAATCCAGGTTTTTTTGATAGTAAAAATACTGTGAGTCCTGCTGAAATGGCAAGAGCAAAAGCATTTGCAAATAACCGTGATAATATGTTTGCAAGGCAGTCTATGAGAAATACAAGAGGCGGTGGTTTAATGGGCTTTCTTACAAGTGGCGGTCTTTTTGGAAATCTTATAAGAGGACTAGGACAGAAATTTGGTTTAGGTAAAACATTCGATCAGCCAACTTATGACATGAGAGGCATCACATCAATAAATCCAACTTATATGAATGATTTAGGTAATGAAGTAGCATTGTCAACTACTGCTAGCCCTAACCCATTAAATGATGTTGTTACAAGCACAGGATATCCTGGAGAAAATAAAAATTTTATTACAACAACTGACGATTTAATATCAACAGGTGTACAAGATGGACCTTATGCAGGGATGTATGATTATTTAGAGGCACCTCCAATAGGTGAAAATCCTTTGAGCCGTTTTATTTCTAATTTAAATTTTGGTATAACACAAACACCGCAATTTGATAACTCACCTTACGGAAGAATTAATGATGAGGACATGGTTCCATAATCGTATTGATTATGTAAGAAAAAGACTATAAAAAGGTAAAACTATGGCAATTTCAAGAATGAATATGGAAAGACAACTTAGAGCTGGTGGTGGTATCATGACACTAGAAGAGCCGAGACAAGGTTATTTTTTAGGTAAATTAGTTAAGAAAGCTAAAAAAGTTGTTAAAAAAGTTGTTAAATCACCATTAGGTAAAACTGCACTATTAGCAGCAGCTGGTTTTGGAATACCTGGAACAAGTTTTGGCGGTCTACTTGGTAGAGCTGGTTTTGGTGGAGCTGCAAAAGGTATATTTGGAAACACCGGAGGAATAAGTGCATTACTTGGATCAGGTGGTAAATTTAGTACACTTGGGGATTTATTTAGAGTAGGTGGTAAAGAAGGAGCTAAGTTTAGTATACCTAGAATATTAGGTGGAGCACTAGGAGCAGGCGCTATCGCAGCACCATTTTTTATGGGTGGTGATGAAGAAGAAGCAGATGATAGTATACCATTTGGTGACCCACTACCATTAATAGAGGGTGTTAGAGATAGAGCTAAAGCATATTATTCAGATCCAACAAACTCTGCATTATATTTTATGCCTCCTAAGTCAGCTGTACAAAGATCTTATTACGCTGCTGATGGTGGTAGAATAGGTTATAGACTTGGTGGCTCAGCATTTGGACTGCCCGGATTAGCTATAAAAGGTGGTCAAAAAATAGGTGAGATGGTTAAATCTGGTGTAGGTAAAGTTAAATCATTATTTGATGATGCAGATATAAATGTAAGTATTAGAGACGAAGACGTTATGACAGATTTTGGACCACAAGCACAAGCTGTTGGTCAAGATGTTTTTATAATACCTAAGTCAAGAAAAGCCGTAAAAGTAATGGAAGATTTAATTGACGAAGGTTATGACATTACTAAAGATGCAGATGGTGAATACATTATCAATGCATTAGATGAAGGAGCTTTGGATTTAATTACTCAAAGACTACGAATAAATAGTAAAAGTGCGGATGATTTTATAGCAAGTCAAGATTATTATACGGGTGGAGAAACCGGTATGATGGATGAAGAATCAAGAATGATCTATGACGCTTTAAGAAATAGAAAAGCAGACGGTGGTATTATGGACCTAGGAGGTCTAGAAAAAGATTATAGAGAAGGTGGTTTTGTACCACTAGGAGCTGAGGAAAGAGCGGACGATGTGCCAGCTAGACTTAGCAAGAATGAATTTGTATTTACAGCTGATGCTGTAAGAGCTGCAGGACAAGGTGACATAGACCAAGGCGCAGAAGTTATGCAGAATATGATGGACAATCTAGAATCTGGTGGTACTATATCAGAAGAGTCCCAGGGCATGG